AGTATAATAAGTATAGATATAGACGAAAGTTTTTTACAATTACCCGATAAGGATAATATAGAGGAAAACGAGGCGTTTCATAAAATTTGCCTTCTAGTAGACGACGTAGCTAAAGATTGGCATTGGTACGATAAAAAGATCTGGAGGCTCTATAGCCAGACGGATATGAGTATAAGAAAACTCGCAACGGAAACTAAAATTAGCTGGGTTAGTATATTTAATACTTTAAAAAATCTTAAATTAGATATAAAAAATAAAATAGAGGAAAATTATGAAGACTACAAATTCGGAGACTGGGAAAGAATCGATACCGACCGATAAGAGAACTAAAGCCTATAAGGAATGGGTTAAGAATCATTCTGTATTATCTACAGGACTAGGGTCTAAAATAGAGAAAGTAACTAAAGCTACGGGTATAAAAAAAATAGTAGATACCGTCTTTGATACTTTAGGAAAAGACTGCGGATGCGACGCTAGAAAAGAAAAGCTAAATAAGTTATTCCCTTCTAGAAAGCCCGAGTGTTTTACGGAAGAAGAATTTAACTTAATAAAGACCGCTATAGATACTAGAAAGAATAGGTTTAGCGGAGAAGAGGTTAAAAGGTACGCAGCTATATACGAAAGGATATTTAGAACTAGAGTAGAATGTACTCAATGTTCTTTTAAAAATACCGTTTGGAACTCTCTAGTTAGGATTTATAAAGAATATTCTTAAATTTAAAACAAATAATTATAATGGAGAAAGTTAAATTACTTAAAGAAATAGAGTTTAGTAATAATTTCGCTATAGTCTCTTCTAGACTCCTAGAATGGAATAAGAAAAAACCTATGCCCGAATTAACCGAAATGATATCTGCGGTAACTAAATGGTATTTCTATACTTACGAACTAGAAAATAACGATAATATTAGAGATAAGATAATAAGCGAATATAGAGCGGATAAACTTAGGGCTATAGAAAGAGCTAGAAAGGCAGAGGAGAAACTAGAAAAAGTAGAAAAGGAATTAGAGAAATATAAGATCGCTTATGGATAGTCTATTAGCTGGTTATATAGCCTTTAGGATATTAGAATACTTATTAGTTAAGTTATATTATTTTATAGTAAATGAGTAATTATATGGATAATTTAAAAGGATACGTTACCGATACTACTACGGGTTTAGTATACGAAGGAAGAAAAGACGGAATAGTAGAAAAGGTTAAGAACCTTCTAGACTCTAGGTCTAAGAAAGGTATTAAAGAATACGGTACTACTTTAGAGGATAACCCTGACGGATTTTATAGATGGGTAAACGAACTACAGCAAGAGCTTTTAGACGCTGCCTTATATTTAGAAAAACTTAAAAACCAGAAATAATGCCAATACCTAAACGAACACCAAAAGAAACAGAAAAGGAATTTATACAGCGATGCATGATAGATCCCGTAATGACAACAGAGTACAGAAATAAAGATCAGCGTTACGCAGTCTGCAAACAAGCTTACAATGAAAGAAATTAAATTAATTAAAATGCGTAACGATTTAAAGCTTACTCAAGAGGCTTTAGCGGTAGCTCTTTATAGGATAGAACAATTAGAAAAAAAAGTTTTTCCTAAAGAAAAAGAAAAAAAATAGTATTAGTTAATAAAATGTTTACTATATTAGCGTATAACTTTAAAACAAATAATTATGTATCGAACGTATTACGAAATGATGACTAACGCGGAACTCTTAGAGGACGCTACTAACGAGAGCCTTTTAGATTACTATAGAAAGGAATGTAAAGCGGTTTTATTATCTAGACTAGAATCTGAAAAAGAAATTATAGAGCTATGATAACCTTACTAAATAACGAATCATACGGTAGAGACGAGATCCTAGCTATGATGTACGACGACGAATTTTATTACGGCCACTTAGGAAAAAACGCTTTAAGTAGTAGTTCCTTAAAAACTTTACTTAAATCTCCTAAGACTTATAGAAACGTAATTAAATACGGTTCGGGAGATAGTCCCGCTCTTAGGTTAGGAAAGTTACTTCATTGGATGGTATTAGAGCCGCATAAGATAGATAAGCTTAATATAGTAGAAGCTAGTTCTAAGAATACTAAAATATATAAAGAGGCTTACGAAAAGGATAACGAAGTATTCCTAAGAAAAGAAATAAGCGATAGCGAAAGATTAGCGGACGCTTTACTAAGAAACGAGGAAGTATTAAGATTATTAAGTAAATCAGAGTTCGAAGTTCCCGAGATAGCGATGATAGATGGATTACCATTTAGAGCTAAGGCCGATATACTAAAGGACGATATGATAATAGATATCAAATCAACGGCCGATTTATCTACCTTTCGTTTTTCCGCTAATAAATACGGATATGATTTACAAGCTTATCTTTATCTTAAGATATTCGGAAAGAAGAAATGTAAGTTTATAGTTATAGATAAAGCTTCTACGGACGTAGGTATATTCGAAACTAGCGATGAGTTTATAGAATCGGGAAAGGCTAAATTTATACAAGCCGTATCGATATATAAATACTTCTTTAGAGAAGATAACGATATAGACCAATACGTTTTAAGAGGAATATTATGAGTAAGTTTAGCTTCGATACCGTTAAGGATTTCGATAAGCATATAGATAAAAGTATACCTTCCTACTCTACTCTTTTAAATATAATAGAAAATATATCTTCTTATTTTATAAGAGATTATTATAACGTATACGATCTAGGATGCTCTACTGGAACTCTTATTAAGAGACTTTACGCTAAAGATAATACTAAGGCTAATTTTATAGGCTACGATATATCTAATAATCTTTTACCCGAGATAGAGGACGATAGAATCTATTTTTATAATAGAGATATTACTAAAGACGTTAATCTAAATAGAGCTTCTTTAATATTTTCTATATTTACTTTACAGTTTATAGATTATTATAAAAGAGAGAGAATACTTAAAAACGTATACGACTCTTTAATTAAAGGAGGAGCTTTTATAGTTACGGAAAAGATATTTTTAGAGGACGCGAGACTACAGGATATATTTACTTTTTCTTTATACGACTATAAAATAAATTCTTTTACGGCTTTAGAGATATTAGATAAGCAGAGAGACTTAAGGAAGATTATGTTTCCTATTAGCGAGAAAGAAAACTTAGAATTATTTAGAAAAGTAGGATTTAAAACTATAGAGCCTTTTTTTCAATCTCTAAATTTTAAAGGATGGATTCTTTTAAAGTAGAATATAAACCTTTACTACTAGAAGAGGTAATAGCCGAATCTAATAAAAAATTATTTAACGTAGTATCTACTTTCGCGGGAGGAGGAGGTTCTTCTTTAGGCTATAGATTAGCTGGAGGTAATATATTAGCTATTAACGAGTTCGTAGAAAGTGCTAGAGATACCTATAGAGCTAACTGGCGAGAGACTAAGATATATCCTAGCGATATAAGAGAACTAAAAGGAAGTACTATCTTAAACGATCTAAACTTAAAAGAAGGAGAGTTAGATATATTAGATGGCTCCCCGCCTTGCGCCTCCTTTTCCCTTTCGGGTAATAGAGAAAAAGATTGGGGTAAAGAAAAGAAGTATAGCGATAAGACGCAAACGACCGACGATTTATTCTTCGAGTACGCTAGACTAATAGACGAAATAAAACCTAAGACTTTTATAGCGGAAAACGTTAAAGGGCTACTTATAGGAAGTGCTAAGAATTTTTTCGGGAGTTCGCAGTTAGGTTTATTCGGAGGGCATAGCGATACGATATATCATACCCTTACTAACCTAGGTTATAAAGTATATTATAAAGTTTTAAACGCTAAGAATTACGGAGTACCGCAGTCTAGGGAAAGATTAATTATAGTAGGAGTAAGAAACGATATAGATATACCTTTTAAGTATCCTAAGGCTAACGATTATATATTTTCTTTACGAGAAGCTTTCGAGGGTTTAGAACATAGTAAAGAGGAATTAGAGGAGGTTAATATAGATAGGTTCGCTATATATAAAGAGGCTATTAAATTAGAAGAGGGGGGTCAGAGCGAAAAGTATTTTAACCTAATAAAGTCTAATAGTAAAAAGCCTTCGGGAACGCTAACGCAGACGGCGGGATCGGTAGGAGCAGCTTCGATAATACATTGGGATAATAGAAAGTTTACCGTAAAAGAAGCTAAAAGGATTATGTCTTTTCCCGACGATTATATCTTAAAGGGAACTTATAGAGAAAAAGTAGAAAGACTAGGGAGAGCCGTACCTCCTTTATTAATGAGTGCGGTAGCGAAACAAGTATATAATTTAATTTTAAAGAAATGGGAAAACAATTAAATATCTACGGAAACGTAGAGGAAGGGAATCTCTTAAGAGATAATATAGATAAAATAATATCTATACTAGAAAAGTATAAAATAGATACGGTAGATAAACTAGAAAATATATTTAAAGGTCAAGAGGGAGAGAGAACCGTTAAAAAATATCTTAATAGCGAGATAGGAAACTACGGAATGCAGATAGACGACTTTAGAATAAATAGAGAGGGAAGATACCAGTTAAGCGAAATTAAGAGTCAGTATAAAGTAAATAAAGGAGATTATTACTCCCCTATAGAGGGTCACGGGTTACATCCTGCGCAAGTAGAGGCTAGGGTAAGACTTTCCGAAAAGTACGGCTGGACCCCTATGTTATATATAAACTGCCTAACCGATAAAGTTATATATTACGGAGATCTTAGAGAATTACTAAAAACGGAGACGCATACTTTTTCTAAGGGAGACTTTAGAAAAGAAAGAATACTTTTTAATATAAAATACTTTAATAAATCAGTACTTGGATCGGAATATTATAAATGAATTTTATTTACTAGCTTTACAGGATCTTTCGGAGGGAGCTTCTATAGAAGAGTTAGAAAAAACTATAAACTACTACGAGGCTTTAGAAGATTACGAGGCCTGCGAAGGTATTCTTAGAGCTATAAAAGAAGTAAAAAAAAGTACTATTAACGCTATAAAAGATAAAATTAATGAAATTAGAAGAGATAATAAAGATAGTAGAAGAAGAGACTAAATATAATTTAGTAAATAGAAATAGAAAAAGAGAGATAGTTTACTCTAGAGCTATATACTATAAACTAGCTAGAGTGCATACTAGGGAATCCTTAAGCTCTATAGCTAAGAAAGTAAAAAGAGATCACGCTACGGCTTTACATGGTTTAAAAGTATTCGACGAACAGATAAGCGTTTATAAAGACGCTATAGAATATCTTAAAGTATACGATAAACTAGATAGTCTTATTAGAAGATCTACGAATACTAGAGAGAAAGATATAAACCCTGGCCCGTATTATCGTAATAAATTCGCGAACGCTTTATTAGAACTAAGAGAAGAAAGAAAAACTAATAGGTTATTAAAAGAACAGTTACTAATTAACAGTTAAACCTTTTTTTTATTATATAATTAATAATAATATTTTTTAATTCTAATGGACGGAAGAAAAAATAACGGAGGGCATAAAACGGCGGGACGTAAATCTAAGTCAGAAGAGGTAGCTTTAGTAGAAAAGTTAACGCCCTTAGAACCTATCGCATTCGAAGCTTTAGAAGAAGGATTAAAGAATAAAGATTTTAAATTCGTGCAGTTATTTTATAACTACTACGCGGGTAAACCTAGAGAGACTAAGGATATAAATATATCTGAGGACTTACCTCTATTTATGGATTAAGAGATAACCTAAGCTCTTATCTGTAATTTTATATGCGGATAAAGAAAACCCCAGCTTTTTATAAATTAAAAGAACTAACCGAAAGAACTCGAGTAGTTAAAGGTGGTACCTCTGCGGGAAAAACTATCTGTATTCTAGCTATACTAATTAACGACGCGATTACTAACTCGGGAAAAGAAATAAGCGTAGTAGCGGAGTCTATACCAGCCGTCAGACGTGGTGCCTTAAAAGACTTCTTAAATATACTTAAAGGCCTTAATAGATATAAGGAAAACCAGTTTAATCGTAGTACCCTTAAATATACTTTTACTAATGGAAGCTATATCGAATTTTTTAGTACCGATCAGCCCGATAAATTACGAGGTTCTCGGAGAACTGATCTCTTTATTAATGAGTGCAATAATATTTCTTTTTCTAGTTACGGTGAATTATCTATACGAACGTCTGGGACTATCTGGCTAGATTATAACCCTTCCCATATATTCTGGGTAGATAAAGAAATAATAGGAGAGCCTGACGTAGATTATATAACTCTTACTTATAAAGATAACGACGCTTTAGCTCCTTCTATAGTAAAAGAAATAGAAAAGGCTAGAGAAAAGTCTAAGACTTCTACTTACTGGGCTAACTGGTGGCGAGTCTATGGTCTCGGAGAGCAGGGAACTCTTTCGGGTGCGTGTATTCCCGATTGGAAAGAAATAGATAGTATTCCCGAAGAAGCTAGACTTATAGGATATGGCATGGACTTCGGCTATTCGGTAGATCCGAGTACATTAATAGCTTTATATAAATGGAACGAAGCCTATATATTCGACGAGGTTCTATATAAAAAAGGAATGCTAAATAGAGATATAAGTCGCTACTTAGAAAGTAATAATATTAAAGAAAATATAATAGCTGATTCCGCAGAGCCTAAGAGTATCGCAGAATTAGTAAGTTACGGCCATAACGTCTTTCCCGTTTCTAAAGGAAGAGATAGCGTAGTATATGGAATTAACTTAATAAACCAAAACGAGATATATATAACTTCTAGAAGTAAGAACTTAAAGCGAGAGTTAGAAGGCTACGTTTGGGCTAAAGATAAAGACGGTAATACGTTACAGAAGCCTAGCGGAGCGCATCCTGACTGTATAGATGCGGCTAGATATATTCTAACCGATACTCTAGAGAACCCGAATAAGGGTGAATATTTTATTTATTAAATTTTTTTTATTAATAAATTGTTTATATATTTGAACTATTAAAACTAATAATTATGAGAGATTATAGAGAAATTAATACCGATAATTGGAGAAACGACTTTAGTACCGAGTACTATTTAATTAGAAAAGCTACTTCGAGAGAGCATAGAAAAAATAGCTTAAAGATAATAGGCTATTCGGCCTTATTTATAGTCCTTAGCTTTTTATCTATGTACGCTACTCTAGACTTAGCACTTTGGATATACTATGCGTAACCCTTCTATGCCTTGGTGTCTAGATAACGATATAAAGATATATCCTATCGTATGGAAAGAGGCTAGTCCCGAGAATCCGCCTAGATTAGCTATACAAGTAGACTATAAGGGTTTTAAAAGAACGGGAGATATTATTTGGAGTCAAAAGAATAAGAAAGAGAATTTAGAAATGTATAAAAGAATAGAAGATCTTTACGATTATTATTATAAAAGAGATAAAGAATAGTTTTTTTTCTTTTGGTTTAGTTGGTTAATTAGTTAGGAGTCGTAGAAATACGGCTCTTTTCTTTTTATACATATTTAAGAATAAGTTATTATTAATATATGAAGCTAGAAATAAACGTACCCGAGAATCTTAACGAGATTACTTTAGAGCAATACCAGAGATTCGATAAGATAAATACGGAAGAAAACCAAGATTCTAATTTCTTACTACATAAGACTGTAGAGATATTTTGCGGCCTAGAATTAAAAGATATAGCTACGATTAGAGTTAATAGTATAAAAGAAATACTAGGAGATATAGATAAAGTATTCTCCGAGAAAACCGACTTAGTACCTACGTTTACTTTAGACGGTATAGAATACGGATTTATCCCTAACCTCGACGATATGACTATAGGAGAGTTTATAGATCTAGACGAAAATCTAACGGAGTGGGAGACTATACATAAAGCTATGAGCGTACTCTATAGACCGATTAATTATAAAAAAGAAGATAAGTATCTTGTAGAAGATTATACGGGCTTAGATAAAGCCGAGCTATTTAAGAAGATGCCTCTAGGTATAGTAATGGGGGCGATGGTTTTTTTTTACCGTTTAAACAACGAGTTACTAGAAATTACCCTGAACTATTTGAAGAGGGAAGTTCCGAATCAAATGAATACGGAATCATTAGCAGCTTTGGAAAGAAGTGGGGTTGGTTCCAGTCGATTTATGGACTCGCTAAGGGTGATGCTACCCGTTTCGATGACGCAACGAAATTAAATATGCATCAGGCTTTACTATTCTTAGCCTTCGAGAAAGAAAAGATAGAATTAGAAAAGAAACAGTTAGAAAAATTTAAGAAATGAAAGCCTTTTACGAATTAACAGATAAAATAAAAGATACCCTAATAGCCGAGCCTTTCGTTAATACGGTTACTTTCGGTAGCTTAGACGACGTAGATCTTAATAAGTCTACTATCTTTCCTTTATCCCATATTATAGTAAATACGGCTACGGTAAATTCTAATTTTATAACGTTTAATATTAGCGTTCTTTCTATGGACGTAGTAGACGAAAGTAAAAAAGAAACTACGGACGATTTTATAGGTAACGATAACGAGCAGGACGTACTTAATACACAGTTAGCGATACAGAATAGATTAATAGCTTTATTACAGAGAGGTACTTTATATCAAGAAAAATATCAAGTAGAAGGAAGCGTTACTTGCGAACCTTTCGTAGATAGATTCGAGAATAAATTAGCAGGCTGGGCCTCTACCTTAGATATACTAATACAAAACGATATGACGGTATGCTAACTAAGGGAGAAGGTAGAAAGTTCTTAGAAGAGTTTAGAGATAAGGTCGTAAGAGAGGCTAAGCATAACTTATCTAAGAAAAGAAAGAGGGTAAGTAAAAAACTATACGAAAGTATAGACGGAGAGTTCGAGGTATTCGAAAATAGCTTTTTTCTTAGTTTTTCTATGGAAGAGTACGGCTTATACCAAGATAAAGGGGTTAGCGGTACGGAAAGAAAATATAATACTCCTTACTCTTATTCTAGTAGTAGTAACTTAATAGGCTTAGAATACCATACGGGCTTTCTATCTAAGTGGGCAAGAGCTAAGAGATTACAACCTAGATTAGGTAACGGTAAGTTCGGATCTTATAAAAGTATGGGATATATCCTAGCTAGGAGTATAAAGAAGAAAGGTATAAAACCTAGTTTATTTTTTACTAAGCCTTTCGAGAAATACTTTAAGAAATTACCAGACGAACTTATAGAGAGGTTCGGATTAGACGTAGAAGATTTACTAGCCTTTTCGCTTAACGAAAAAAGATTAAGATCATGAGTACTAAAATAAACGTAAGAAGCCCTTATTACTTAAGCTATAGCGAACCGCCCGAACCGTTACCAGT